CCCACTCCCGGAACACGCGGCTGTCCGTCCACGCCATCGCTCAGTCCCTCCACACGTGCGCTGTCGGTGCGTAGACCGCGCAGTCCTGCCCGTCCTCGCGTTCGGTGATGACGGCCGTCACGGGCCGCCCGCCACCGTCGTAGCGGACGTCTTCGCAGCCCACATAGTCCTCGCGGACCACCGCCCGCACCTCGCAGCGCACCCCGTCCACAACCATCGGGGCGAGCAGCCCGGCCAGTCCCGCGCAGGTGTGGAACCGGTTGGCCTCACCGCCACGCGTGCGCGCGGTGGCCGTGCAGTTGGGGCACGACCACCGCGTCTCGCCGTCCAGGGCCAGCGTCACGACAGGGTGGTCGGGTTGACCCCCGGTGTCGGCGGGGCCGTCGTCGTGATGTTCCACAGCCAGTGGTCACCCGCGTGAGCCACCTCGTTGGTAGGTAGATAGCCCTGTCCGGACCCTGGTCCGTCCAGCCACCCGATGGTCGCGGTGGTGGACGCCGCCATGGTCTCGGACGTCACCTGGAGCGTGGACCGGCCGTTCTCGATGCTGTACGTGCCGATCTTGGAGGCGCCGACGTTGGGCCACGCGTTGTAGATGTAACGCTGCGCGCCCGACGGGTCGCAGGCGCCGGACCCGGCGACCTTCTGCCACACCTCCAGCGAATACCGGTTGGTGGGTGAGCCCTCGGAGAAGGCGAAGCCGGTCCCGGTGACGCCGGCCGCGTTGGCGGTCAGCTCCCGCGCGCTCGCCAGGTACGCCACCCCGGTGGTGTTGATCTCGCAGAACTCGATCTGGAGCTGCATGCGCTTGAGGACCGGGTCGTCCTTCTGGTTGACGCACGGCGTGCCGTCAGCCGTCCTTTCAAAGAACTCCTCGCCGTCCTCGTACTGCGGCTCCATCTGCACGGAGACGAAGCCCTTGGAGACGACGACCAGCGACCCGGTGCCGGTGACCGGGTTGCCGCAGGCGTCCAGTTTGACGATGCGGAAGTGCGTCCCCTTGATCGGGGTTGCCGCACTGGCGACGGTTGATGTCACGTTCACACCCCTTAGGTGGGTACGCCGAGGTTGAGCAGCGCCGCCAGATGGCAGCACTCAAAACCCAGCAGGTACGTGCGGGAAGCCTGCTTGCGGACCGTGTTCTTGGTCCGGTCGAACGTGCCGGGGAAGTCCCGCACGAACACATCGCTCCGGTAGGCGAACACCGCGCCGGTCGCGTAGATCCACGAGGTGCCGGCCGCTGGTGCCGAGCCGTCGGGCCCGGTACCGGTGTAGCCCTGGCCGGCCACCACCAGGTTCCCGGCCGGGGTGCGCAGCCGGCCGGCGTCGTCCGACCTGACGAGCATCCGCGAGGCGAGGGACGGCAGCGCGGAGTAGGACACGTGGATGACACCCTCACCGCCGTAGCAGGCTGCGAGCTGCGCCTCCAGCGCCCCGAGGACCACGGCCGAGTCGTCCCCGCCGGTGACCAGCGGGCTTGCCGCCGTCTGAAGCCGGATGCCCTGCGGGTCGTCCAGCACCGTGTTCGCGGCCAGGTGCGGCCACACGGTGGTCACCGTGCCCCCGGCCGTCGCGCCGGCCTGGCCGGTCCAGAACGCCCGGGACACCTGGTAGGCCTCGGTGCGCAGCAGCGCGTCGTGGGCCTGGTTGCGTTCCTCGTCCTGCCCGATGGGTGAACAGTCGAACTCGGCATACACCGTGAACGCAGTCGCGCCCCGGTTGGCCTGGGTCACTGTGTTGGTGAGCGACTTCTGCGCGGCGGGCGCCCCGCCGGTGCCGGTGACGGCCAGGCACTCGTCCATCACCGTGCCGCCGCCCCCGCACCACTCCATCCACGTGACGCCCTGTTGCCAGTGCGGCCCGCCCGGATCCGGGTGCTGAGCGGCGTCCCACAAGGCGTTGGGGAGCGCGACGAACCCGGGTCCGTCGACTATGCCCCGGACACCAGCCATGTCACGCTCCCTCCGCTTCTGCCGGTTCGGTCAGGGATCAGATCTGCGCGCCGAGCGTCTGCGCGGCAGAGCCCGAGCCGTTGACCGCGAAGGTCGCGGTGTACCGGCGGGACTCGTGACCGACCTTGGCGACCAGGTGCGCCTCCTCCGCCCACAGGGCGGTGAAGTCGTTCTCCGCGTTCAGCACGCTGTCGCGGATCACGCCGAGGTCGAGCTGGAGCCCGTTGCCGTGCAGGAAGGTGCCGGCCGCGTACATGAGGAAGTCGCACGACGTCGGCCAGGCGGTCATGTTCGCCCCGTTCGCACCGAACTGGCCCGCCCCGCGCACCTGCCAGTCGGAGACGAACTGGGCACGCACCGCCCGGTCGGAGAACCACGCCTGGATCTGCGCGTTGGACACCGACTCGCGTTCCACGTTGGTCCGCCAGGCCAGGTCGGCGCGGATGACGGCGAGCGCCCACATCGGCAGGACGACCTCAAGCACCGCGTCCTCGCGCATGCCGAACTTCGCGCGGTAGTCGATGGCCGCCAGTTCGACACCGGACAGCAGCGTCTGGAGCGCCGGCTTGCCGGCCGCTCCCAGTGCGATTGCACCGGTGGACCGGGCGACCATGAGGGAGATCAACCGGGCGTTGATGACGTGCGCATAGGCGGCGCGCAGCAGCCGGATGAAGTTCTGCGTGGCCTCCGGGTAGGCGTCGTCGGTGAGGTTGCCGGCGGTCAGGCTGATGCCGTACGCCTCCAGCCGGTCCTCCGCGTAGGTCGGGCACGGCACCCGCAGGGTCGGCTTGTTGACGGAGCCGGTGACGGTGGCGATGTCGTCGGCCTCCGTCCACAGCCACGGGTCGGAGGCGTTGGAGAACGCCACGCCGAAGCCGCCCATGCCGGTGGCCGGGTTGCTTCCGCCCGCCTGGAAGAACACGTCCCCGATGGCCGGGGAGACCGGGTAGCGGATGCCGCCACGGGAGACGCCGACGGTGGGCAGGTCGATGAGGCCCTGCGGGGCGTCGGCGATGTTGAAGAACTCGTAGCTGATCTCGCTCGGGGCGCACCAGCCACCGCCGGCGAGCAGGGCGTCCGCCTTGCCGCCCTCCTGCGTCATCGAGTGCCACAGCTCCTCCACCTTGGACGCCGACGTGCGGTCGTCAACCGTGTGGTCGAAGGAGTTGCGCACCGACGCGACCAGGTGGCGCGGGGCGCCCCGGTCTCCGTACTGCGTGGTCGGGATCGCCTTGGCCTTGGCGCGGAACGCCTCGCCCAGCGCCTCCAGGGTCGGCATGGACTGCCCGGCCGCGACGCCGGGGATGTCCACGGACGCGGTCACCGCCATCGTCGCCGACGGCACCCGGGCCTGCGGGGCGCGCTCGCGCACCTGCGACAGGGAGGCGACGCGGCGTCGGACGGCGTCGCCGTCCTGGTCGAGCAGGACGGACGCCACACCCTTGGCGACGGCCTCGCCCAGGGTGTCCAGGTTGACGCGAGCGCCTGCGGTCACCGAGGCCGCCGCGTCCTCGCCGGCCGTACCTTCGGTGCCGTGGACGGACTGGCGCAGCAGCGCCATCTGGCGGGTGCGCTCCGCCTGCGCGGTGGTCGCCAGCTCCTCCGCCCGGACGGCCCGCACGCGCAGCTCGGCGCGGATGCGGTCCAGGTCGCGGGTCAGACGCTGGCTGTAGGTGATGTGGTCGGCGTTGAGAGCGTCGAGCCCGGCGATGCGGTCGAATTCTCCGACCGCTCGGGTCTCCAGCTCGCGCAGCTCGGATTCGCCGACGAGGGAGAGGTCGTCGGGCGCGGTGAACAGTTCGGGTTCCGGCACGTCAACCTCCGGGAGAGCGGCCGAGATCAAGCGAGATCAAGTCGGCGCGCACCGTACATACAAACGGCCGAATCGCCAAAAGTCACAAGGACCCTGACGATTCGGCCGTCTGCGCTGCTCAGCCCTGCTGGCCGCCGATCGGCGCCGGCGCCGGCGGGGGCGGGGGCGGGGGCTGCTGGTTGCAGCCGCAGCCCAGTTCTACGACGAGACGCATGTGGCTCACCTCCCCTCGTCCTGGTGCACCTTGCGGGACAGCGACGTGAGAACACGCCGGTACGCCCACTGGTCCAGGTCGTCCTCGGACAGGCCGTCGTGGAGCTGCGGGATACCGGCCGCGACCAGCGCGAGCTGCTGCCCGGACGTCAGGTGCGTCTTCAGCTTCGGCACCGGGAAGCCGGGCACGTTGACGGCGAGCAGGCCGACCAGGCGCAGCGATCCGCCGATGCGGCGCCAGTCGCCCGACACCTGCCCGGCCGCGCGCAGCTCCCGGATGCGGGACTCCGAGGTGCCCGGCCGGATGGACCCGGCCACCCAGATGCCGTGGCCGTCGTTGCCCACGGCCACGTCGGCCACGGCCGCGCCGGTGTTGTCGTAGTGGTCGGCCGCCGCGCGGTAGCCGTAGGACAGCGGGGCGTGTCCGGTGCCCACGGTGATCTGGCCGACGGACACGGAGGCGCCGTCCTCGGTCCAGACGTTGCCGGTCATGAAGTACGGGTGGGACTCCTCCTGCGGCGGCGTGACGCAGACGCCCGCCTGCCCGATGTGGCAGGTGCCCCACAGCGCGGCGTGACCGTACACCCGGCCCTCCGGGGTGACGGTGATGCCGGTCGGGACGGACAGCTTCGGGTCGGCGAACCAGTCGATCGGCGGCCGGACCGGCGCCTCCACGGTCATGGACCGGGCCCGGGGCACACGGGTCTCACGCACGGTGCCGATCGGCTCGCCGCCGGCGACGACCGCGCCCTGCTCGTCCAGCAGCGCGATGTACGCCTCAGCGAAGGCGGGGATGTCCACCAGCGTGGCCGCACGGATCCGGCCCTTGTGGAACACCACCTTCTCCGGGGACGCGAAGAGCTGTGCGAACGGGTCGCCCTCGCCGTCGGCGTCCGGGTCGGTGGGCCAGACCAGCTCCATGTCGGCGTCCTTGATGGAGTCGACGTCCACCGAGACACCGCGCAGGAACTTGCCCTTGATCTTGTCGTGGACGCGCTGGCCGTCGTCGTCGGAGAGGTCCAGGACGCCCTCACCCATGACCAGGCCGGTGCCCTCGTCGCGCCAGATGTTGTCGATCCGGCCGACGTTGACCGCCACGGTGTGCGGCTCCCCGCCGTGGGAGTCTTCCTTGTTCCACCGCAGCGGCAGCGGCAGGTCGGCCCAGGTGAGCGCGCCTGAGTCGAACTCGCGGCCGTCGCCGGTCTCGATACCCTCCACGGTCAGCGGGCCCCGCCACGGAGCCGTCTGTCCCTGGCCCATCTGGTCCAGCGGCTTGCCTTCCACGGTGTCGGCGTCGGCCGCCGCGCCGTGCGCCAGGGTCTCCGCCTCGCCGGCCGCCTTGTTCTCCTTCAGCCGCTTGTCCTTCTTCGTGCCCGGGTTCGGCTCGCCCCGGCGCAGCTCCTCGGTCTCACCGGCGGCGGCGTGCATCTTCACGCACTCCCCGTCGGGGCCGGGCTCCATGCCGGGCGGGCACTGCTTGCCCGCCAGCTCTTCGGTCTGTGCGTCGGTCGCGGTCGTCACGATGTTGTCTCCTTCCGCCGCGCCGGACGCGGCCAGTTGGGTGTCGGCGCCCGCCGTCACCGACGGGTCCCGGGCTTCCTGCCAGACGGCGACGAGGAAGCCCCGGCACGGGTTGCCGTAGGCGGTGCCCGAGCAGTCCTTGAAACCCATCACCGGGTACGCCTCGATGGCGTCGGCGAGGGACGTGAACTCCTGCCCGTCGATGGCCTTGCACGGCTTGCACGTCCGGCGGTCGTTGATCTCGCTGGCTGTGTAGACCCCGGCCGCCGGGGCCGCCTCGAACACGGCGAGCCGTCCGGCGTTCTGCGCTGCCGTCATCGCCGAGCCGACCGCCCCGCGCATGCCGGGCTTGTCGTCCGCCAGCGCCCGGTCGACCTCCCCGGCCACCGCCTCCGGGCGTGCACCGGACCGGAGCAGCCCCGACAGCATCCGCTTGGCGGCCTGGAGCAGAGACCCGGCCATCAGGTCGGAGGTGAACTCCGCGACGGTGGACAGCAGCCTGCGCCCGCCGGCCGCCGTCACCGCGTCGTCCTCGGGCAGATGCCACTCGGGGACGGTCACGCCCTGCGCTTCGGCCTCCCGCTGGCAGGCGCGTCCGGCCTGCACCGCGAACTCCTCCATGAGGGAGAGCAGGGTGGCCGCCGCGTCGCGCGTGTTGAGCGTCAGATCCGGCAGCGCCTCGGGGTCGTCGGCGGCCAGCTTCTGCGTGATCTGCGTGCGCAGGTCCAGCCGCCACCCGGCGGTCAC